TTATGTAGGAAATCGTAGGCTAAAAACTATCTATAACACCAATATGCGAACAGCCTATGCCAAAGCAAGGTATGAAAGCCAGATGCAAAGTCTTGGCGAGTATTTCAGATACACGGCAGTGCTTGATGGCAGGACTAGAGCCTCACACCGTAGGCTTCACGGAAAGACTTTGCCGAAAACAGATCCTTTTTGGGACACGAACTATCCCCCAAATGGTTATAACTGCCGCTGCAAAGTGCAGGTACTCACAAAAGCCGAATGCGAAGCGCGCGGTATCACTCCGTTAGCTGACGGCTCGTTTTTGCCAAAAGCGGCTGAGAAAGACTTTGCGTACAACCCCGGCAAAGTAGAAAAGATAGATGAAATTTTCAAAGACAAAAAGGACGCTGCATTACAGAGTCTAACTAGCCCGAAAGCAAAAAAGGCTTTACAAGAGCTGCTTAAAGAGTTTGAACACGAGCGAGATATTTATGTGTGGCAAAAAGGGCTAGATGATATGGTTGGTGCGGTATTAGCAGGCAAAATCATCAAAGATAAAACCTATCAAATAGCACAAGTCGGGGAACTAAAACCAAAAATCAAAAAAGCCTTAGAAGAGCTCGACATCAAACCAAAAGCACAAAGCATAGTAATATACCAAAACACTATTTCACACATCACAAGAGATAGTAAGCCAAAAATAAAAGAGCCAAATGCAGACGAGATAAGAGCTATCGTTGGGGTGTTTGACAAAGCCAAGCATGTGTTTTATGATAGAAACGATAATAAGCTTATCTATTTTTATGATAGCCTACAAAATGACAATATGGCAAACTATATTGTAGTAAATTTGGATTTTGTATTAAAAAAATTTAGAACAGATAACTTTATAGCAACTATTAGCAAAATGCCGATTATAAATTTTAAAAATATTGTAAAAGATAAAAAAAGATATAAGAAAGTAAAATGAGACGATGTCGGAAATCGAAATCCGCCATCCGCAACCTTATGGTTGTCAACTGTCCTCTCTGTTGCATCTATCGTCTCATTTTATTGCAATTATACCACCAGTAGAAGGTAAAGTCAAATGATAGAGGTTAAAGGACTCGAGGCGATAGAAGTAAAACTTAAAAAGCTTCAAGATATAGGCACGAATACTAAGCCACTCATGCAAACTCTTGGTAACATCTTACAAAATGAGGTCGAAGATGCTTTTGAAAACGAGACTAGCCCGTTTGGTGAAAGATGGAAGCCACTATCGGCCATTACTGCATTTAGCTATCATGGAGGTGGCGGTATCAAAAATTTAACCAAAGGGCGGCAAGCCTCATTTATAAAGAGCGGCAAGCGTCAAAGTAAGCCGTTTTTAAATAAATTTGGCGCAGGCGGTAGTAAGAAAATATTGCGAGATACGGGGGCGCTAGCCGATAGATGGATTACCAAGGCAGACAAAAACAAAGTCAGCGTCTCAAACAATACGCAGTTTCACTTTTTTAAATATGGTCTCACACATCAATACGGCACGAATAATGCCTTTGGACGTGGCATAAAGATACCAGCTCGCCCGTTTCTTCCCGTGGACAAAAGCGGGCGTTTGCCGGATAAAACAAAGCGAGCTATCGAGGATGCGACGATTGAATTTATAACGGAGAGATTGAAATAGTTATTTGATTTTATGTTTTTTCTTGGCTTTTCTAAAATCCCAAGGCGGAGTCGGACTAATATCCTGCCATAATCCAAGTTTGTGTGCTCTTGCGTAGTTTTCATCAAAAATATAGTCTTTTGAGTATTTAACGAAAGCCCACGCGTAACCGTTCCTTACTAAATACCGGTTTATATCCTCATTGTCAAGATAAATTTTAGCAAGTTCTCTTTTGTATCTGTCTTTACCAGTAGGTGCGACATTGATGATCTTACCTGCCACCTTTGAACCTAGGGCATTTTTGGCTACCACACCAAAGGCTTGCTTCTTTTCGGGTGCATCGATGCCGTGTAGGCGTATCTTGACTACTTCATTACCGCCAACAAGCACTTTTATAGTATCACCATCACTCACGCTGATCACCTTGGCTTGGTAGTCAGCTAAGCAAAAAGCGGTAAGAGTCAAAAGCGGTAGTATAAATTTAAGCATGTTCTCTCACAATTCCTATCAATAGTTTTTATCTTGAATAAGATAGTAGCATAAAATTTCACTAAAATAAACTTGGCTCTCTAGCTTCTTTTGTGATGTTATTTATAGTGTTGTAGCTTAGATTGTGAGCTTGGGCTAGTTCCCTGATGACTACGGAGCTATTTTTGCCTTCTCTTATGCCTTCATCGTATTGTTTTAGTATGTCTTGATTTCTGAATGTTGCTTTGTAGCTTGGTATGTAGATATTAGCTCCTCCGTATTCTTTAACGATCTGGCTTATATCTTCACTGGCTTTGACCTTATTGTAAAATTCAACGAATAAATCGAAATTATTGATTGTCTCTACTTGCATGCTTCTCTTTCATCTGTATCAAGGCCTGCACTACATCTCTTGCATCGTCTCTTGAGAGAGATTTTAGGTGTAACGGGCGAATTTTAACAATCCTAAAAATAAACTCTCTTAATGCCATAGGTGATTTATTTCTTGCTATCTCATCCCATATCCCGGCGATCGTCTCAAGCTGTCTTTTCGTGGCGTACAGGCTGTCTTTTATCGGCGCGGTATCATTGATACCCGCTGCTTTTGCCTTTGCCTTGGTTTGGCTCTTATCTTTTGAAATTTTAGCTTTTTTGTAGCTTGGTGTATATTTTTTATACGGTTTATAACCGCATACCGTAAGCACTTCTCGTAGTTCATTAATGCTTAGCTCGGTTAGGCTTTCTTTGTTATAGACCGACTTTAAATAAATTTTTCTACATTCATCATCGATGAAGTAGTTGTGCTTCAAGGTATGGATCATCTTAATGTAGTAGTTTTTAAGTTCAGTTGTTTTATTCATCTTTGCTTCTTACAACCTTTACAACTATTACAACCATTTAAACCGCCAAAAATAGACTATCTTTTGCAATAGTTGTATCGGTTGTAATAGTTGTAGCCTCTTTCTTTGAGCTATAAACAATTGCTTTACCTGCTTTCGTGCTAGTCCATAGATTTCCCTCAAATTTATCAAGGCAATCTCTTGCTGTCTTGTCATCTTTTTCGTAGCCCATAGCGTTTAGAAGCTCCGTTTTATTCATATCGCCTTGAGCTAAAATTTTAAGTGCGCTAGATGTGAAATTTATCTCGTATTCGTTCATCCTAGCCACATCGACGTCAAGGCTGTTAAGCTCTAAATTTAGCGTATCTATGCTAAATCCGATGTCCTTTATCCCAGCCCTTTCTTTTTGCACCTCTAAAAGAAAATTTAGCTCATTTTCCTTGCTTGGGCGTTTGATGAGATGATACATCGAGTCGATCGAGTTTCTTATGTGATTTGAGCCTTGATAGTTCTTGCCATCTTTGTTTGAGTGGTGCAAGATGATGATAGTGGCTCCTGCTTCTCTTAAATTTTTCAGTGCTTCAAATAACCTGTTTATCTTGTTGTCGTTATACACATCCGTGAAGTCTCGCAAACTATCAAGCACGAATACGCAGTTTTTATATGCCTTGCCGACCGCGCTTTCCTCAAGTTTTAGCACCAGTTCATACCCATTCAGCGTGATCTGCGATCTTTGGATGTAGCTTAGATTGTTAAATTTCTCTATCAAAAGCTTATCGATACCGCGTTGTTTTAGCACACTCGCCGGGTTATCGTAGTCGATAAAAAAGACCTTTTGACCTATTTCGCAGAGCTTTTTGGTTAGAGCAAATGCTATATAGCTCTTGCCTGTGCCACCGTCTGCATATATTAAAGTGATGAGTTCTTTAACTAGAAAGTCATCTATCAAAAACTCAACTTTTTCGTTGAAGCTGTCTTTGCTTAAGCTAGAAACTTTTAAAAACTCGAATATATTATCCATCATAATCCCTTTTTCCACATCTCACGCTCGACAAAAGCGCGACTTAGCCCCGTGCAACGTGCCAGCTTTGATATATTTAGCTTACCATTTTTAAAACAGTAAAAGCTCATATCGTAACTTAGTGCGTTTTTTAATCTTGCCATTGACTCGGCTTTTCTTTTGGTCGCTAGGTTCTCGATATGAATGCGTTGTTTAGTCGTCATTTGAATGCCTTAGCCTATAAACTCGACATTCATAGTGATTTCTAGTCCGCAGATAAGTCCTGGTCTATCCAAATTCTCATAGCCGTATGCTTTACTATTTATGCGATACCAGCAGCCTCTTTTGAGTTTATATTTCTTAGAAATATGACTAAGCAGAATTTTTACGTTATTGCTCGCATAATACTTTTCTTTAAATTTATATGTAGCACCACCAGTTTTAAAGTAGTCCATATAAAAATTCCAAATTTTCATTTCTCGTCCTTAAAATTTAAACTCTTTAATCAGTATTTATACGCATTAAACACTGATTAAAGGGCTTGATGCCCTTTAATTTTGCACCTGCAAGCTCTCAAGCTTTGGCTGGATCCTAAAGTTGTCTTTCACCACGCGTTTTAGCCCAAGCCTTGCCAAATCAGCATCATCAAGCTCGGCAAGAGCTTCTTTGTTTGGCTTTTCTTCGTAGCTTATGCACTCTTTACCTAGTCCAAAGGCCTTGATAGCGTTTAGCAAGCTTTCAAGCTTTGCAGCTACTCTTGGGATAGACACGCTTTTACTGATACGATAGCCTATCGTTCCAAATGTAAATTCTTTACTGCGTTTTTCGGCAAATTCGGCTTTATTGTCCTCGCAAAAAAGCGTTATTTGCTGCTCGATGAAATTCTTTTCGTTTTCCAGCCTTTCTACTTCGCTTTTGCGTGCCTCTTTTATACGGTTACATTCAAGCGTCACTTCGCCATTTATCTTTTCTATGCCTACGCTTAGCTCGCAGACTCTTTTTAGGGCATTATCAATATCGCCAAAACTATTTATTTGCATGTTTTACTCCTCGTTTAAATTTTTATTGTTTGGAATCCTAAAACCCAGCGTATAAAGCGGGACTATCCTTTTTATCATGGACTCCAGATGAGCCCTGCCTCTTAAAAAGTCTATGAAGTCTTGTTTGGTCTCTCTCATGGTCGTGTGGCACCAAACACCGCTTATACCGATATACTCCCAGTACCAAAGCAACTCGTCCTCTAGAAAATAATCTTCATTGAGATCATTGCCCGGTTGATAAAAGCTTTTGCCTTTTTCGTAGTTATATATCATCTCTTCAGTTATCAGCGTGCCGCCTTTTTTGGCTATGCTTTTGCCCTCGAAACTTCGTTTGAATACCATATCGCCTGTTTTGAATCTGCACGTTTTTGGCTTAAAATCCGGCTTTATTCGGTATTCGAAAAAATCAAAATTCCATCCGTCATCAGTATGATCACTCCAATCATCGCGAGTGTCGCCTTTTTCTCTAAACTGCACATCCTTACCGTCGATAAAAGCTTGCATGATCTTGATTTGTTGCTTTACGCTTTCTTCCAATGTCATCTCTTCTCCTTTCTAAAATTTTAAATTTCTTTGCGAATCTCGCTTTACAAACGTATCCGTAAAGAGTAGCGACAGCTAAATTTTGCTTTGCTCTCTTTACGATCCGCACCTTCATTTTTTACGCAAACAGACTAAATTTTAGCTCCGTGATACCAAGCTCGCGGGCGTAGTCTCTCTCTTCTTGCATACCTCGACTATTTTCACTAAAATTACAGTTATGAAAGTAGTAATAGCTGCACACCGAAAGCAGCTCTAAGCAAGCTTTCATGACCTCTTCGCGCTCAAGCTCGCTATACACATCCATGAAAGCAAGCACCGGACTTATCGGCTCATAGCCGTTTTGTCTGACGATGCTGCAAGCTTCAAGTGCAAACTGACGCGCATAGTAATTCCTGTCTCTGTCCTTGCACTCAATGCTTGCATATGGCGTTGAGACGAACACAAGTCTCGCACTTCTCATATCTTTCCTTTCCTAAAATTTGACTTTATAGGAAGCTTCGTAAAGCTCCCGAAAAATCAAATATTTATCTAGCCACCATATCAACGACAAGACCGTTATCAAGGCGGATTATGAACTCGCCCACTGCCTTGAAATAAGCGTTTGAATAATTAGCCCTGACGCCTCTTATCAGGCTTGCTCTTTTGACGCCAAACGGTGCACCGCTTTGAGAAAAGGCTATCTCAAAGCCCTTTCTTGTCATGCTGCTTACGAAATTCACGATCTCGTTTAGTTTTCTTGCTTGTGTTTGTTCTATCCTCATATCCTCTCCTTTAGATCAAAAGCATCTTAGTCGCCTCTTTGATGATGTTTCCATCGATAGGCGATCCGGCATATTCGCTTAGCATTTTTGAGCGGCGTAGCAGCTTTTCGGTTTTTCTGAAATTTCCTCTTGCCAGCCTCTCTATGAGGTTGATGTCGCTTTTATCACTCACCCCAAATACTTTGCAAACCGCTTCTAGATCCTGGGTTACCTTTTTATCCTCTTTATCCTCGTCAGAGGCATAGCTTAGCCCTGAGAGTATCCATTTGTTGCCGACACGTGAGCTTAGCTGTTCTAGCTCGTTGCCGCTTTTGGAGCTTGTTAAATTTAAAAGCAGCTTGTTTGTTCCTACGAGCACGAGAGTGGCACGAGAGAAATCATGCATGCGTCTTAGGCTTTCGAGCGCGCGGTAAGGCAGATGTTCCGCTTCATCAACGATTATCGTTTTGCTGACTTTTTTAAGAGCTTCGCCACTTTGACGGATGAGATCATCGATACTTCCTTTCTCGTTTATCCCAAGCTCATGAGCCAAAATTTTAAATAGGCTCTTTGCCGAAGTATTGATCGTAGCTTCTATCAAGATGCTATCAGGATGAGTTTTTACGTATTCTTTGATAGCTCTTGTTTTGCCGCTTCCGGCTACTCCCGAGATCATAGCCATATCTCTATCTCTGACCGCCCAATTGATGACTGCATGTATGCTTTTTGCGTCCTTGGTTCTCACAAACGGTAGCTCGTCTTGAATCACATCTATTTTTTTGATAAAATTATCAATGTAATTTTTAGCTGGCTCTTCTACCTTGTCTGCATACTTGTAGTTAGAGCCTTCTTTCAAATACCCTGAAATATACGCAGGGTTGATTCCCAAAGCTGCAGCAAATCTATTCTGACTCATGCCGTCTTTTTCGTTGGCCTTGATAAACTCGCTTATCTTGTTTGCTAACTTCATAATTAGCTCCTTTCTTAAAATTTAAAGTCTTTTAAATGCGTTTAAAGTGCTGTTAAAACGCATTTAAAAAGCTTTTTACTCTCCGCTGGCTCTTTCTATCGCCATATCAAGCACACTCTTTTTGCTATTTTTCTTGACTTCACCAGTCATCTCAAATTTAGAGTAGTCAAATTTAGCGCTTGTTATCTCGCTAACTACCTCTTGCTGCGCTATAGCCTCTTTGATACTATCGATATTTGAACTCTCAACCAGCCTGTTTTCTTTTTTGAGCGCTTCTTGATGAGCCGCTTGCATTTGTGCTAGATCGTAATCCACATTTAGCTTTGTAAATTCGCTCAGCTTTGCTTGATTTACGCCTTTTCTTACCGCTTTTAACCTGTCATTAAATAGCCTATTGGCGATCTTAAATTCATCGGCTCTAAGCTCCATCAAACTACTATCTGTAGCTTTACAGATGAACTCTCCATCAAGCGTATATATGAATGCCTCGCTCACGTTGTCTATATTCACGCTTACCCTAACCTCTGTCCTGACATCAGGCAGCATGCGCGATGCATAAGTTATCTTATCGATCGTTATGCCTTTTTTGCCGACCTTGTGGATGCCTTTACTGCCCGCGAAAAGTAAAAATCTCTCATATTCAATAGTTTTTAGCGGTGTATCGTCGCTGTTCCACCTTTGTATAGGAGAGTTCTTTTTGCGTTTTACAGCAGTTATGTTCCATTCAAGTACAGCCGTTTC